GACCGAGTTCGAGTACGACGAGCTGATTGAGTGGCTCGGCGAGCAAGAAATTTCAACCGGTTTGTCAAAGTTGTACGACAAGCTTATAGCTGCTGTAGAGGCTCGTGAAGAAGACGCCGAATAAAATCCGGTTGATTCTCAAAAAAGAACCCGCTCACAAGGCGGGTTTTTTCCTGTATCGGCCTCATATGACCGTTTAAACCGCGTGAAAGGCTCGTTCGGCGGGTTTTTATTCGTTCTTCTCCTTTAGTTTGGCTTCAATCGCACGGGCAAAAGCTTCTTCTGGCCCAAAGCAAGAACTAAAACCACATTCAGGGGGCAAGTTCATTCCGGTCAATACGCTGCGGTAATATGCCATTCTTTTTACAAATTTTAGTATATAGTTCGCGTTAACGTTATAAACTGAGGTTTTAATCTATAAATAATTATGAGTAATAGCCAAAAGCCAATAGCATTTGTTTCCATTTCTGCCAACCATGGCACCATGATAGTAAACCGGTACGATTATAGGTTAACGGACAACGGAGGGTATGGTGTTGGTTATCAACTACTGAACACTTCGTCTTTTGACCAGGAGGAAGTTAATTTTGTGAAGCAACTTCTGTTGTTGCGAAGGCAATATTTTGGAGATGGTGTCGTTTCGATCGACTGCGGTGCAAATATTGGAGTTCATACAATCGAGTGGGCTAAACTCATGACCGGGTGGGGTACGGTTTTGGCGATCGAGGCGCAGGAGAGAATCTTTTACGCACTAGCTGGCAATATTACGCTAAATAATTGCTTTAATGCACGAGCTATTTGGGCCGCAATAGGCGAACGCGAAGGTACCATTGGTGTACCAAATCCAAACTACCTCACGCCTTCAAGTTTCGGTAGCCTTGAAATCAAGAAGGTATCATCCACTGAATACATTGGACAAGATATCGACTACGTAAATACAATCGCGACCCGCTTGACAACGATCGACGGTTTGCAACTAGAAAGGTTGGATTTTATAAAAATCGATATCGAAGGTATGGAATTGGAATCATTGGCTGGAGGAGAAAATTCCATAAAAAAATATAGGCCCGTAATGGTTGTTGAGAAAATTAAAAGCAACGAAGGGGAGTTGGTATCGTTCATGCACTCCCATGGATACAGCGTTTATCCGCTTGGAATTAATATACTAGCCGTACATAACGACGATCCCATTATAAAAAACTTACCTAACATGCTAGTTTAGAAACTTCTTGTTGGTTCATGAATCTTGCCACGTACCATCTTTAAAAATGAATCTTGTAAACAACAAGATCCCATCCGAATCGTAATGTGCTGCCATACACGGCGGGTCGTTGTACGCCGGAGCGCGATACTGTAACCCCATGCCACACTCCCTCTGATGCGGGAAGTAATATAAGGTTGTCACAGCTTCTTTTGGTACGTCCGGCGGTGTAGTGAAATCATATAGTTCGCGTTTCATTGCTCACCCCTTGATCGGATTGCTTGCGCTATGGAAAACATCCTCTCGTCTTCATAGGGCCATTGCTCAGCCACCATCGCACACGCTTCACGCTCTTCTTGTCTAATCAACTCGGCAAAATGCTCGATGTCACCGTGCAAATTCAAGCCGTTCTCTTCTATTAACTTAAATACGTTCATTTGATTTGTCCTTATGATTATTTATTGTTGTCACCCCTTTTCTTGAGGCAGGCCAAATAAGCTGCTTCTGGTCAATCGTCATGTCTACAACACCATTACGCATGGCAAAGAGCAATTTTGGTGTTAATGCGGTAAACAACTTTGGCGGTTCCTCATCTGGGCAGATGGTAAATGTGTATGGAAGTTTAGCCATGATTCTTTTCCTCCAGAAACTCGTCTATCTTGTATATAAGGTCCTCTCGGCTTAGGTCGCTCTCGTAAAACTCTCGTGCTTCGTTTATCGTAAGCCCAACCCACTCTGTCGGTGCGCGGTAAAGGGCTAGCCCGACAGGCAAAACAACCGCGGGGTCAATCGGCTGTATGACGCAATGCCCATTACAAAATCCCGATACATATCCAACAGGTTGTTGCTTTGGTTCTTCCCAACTCTCACATTCACAGACATATCGTCCTGCGCTATGAGATGCATCACGCATAAAACTATGCGGCGCATCCGGGTGTTTTTTGCATTCTATTTTCATGGCTTCTCCAAAAGCTTAAGAATCAAATCTTCTGAACAAAAAGGTTCCGCCGTTACTGCAATCGCGGCGCACTCCTTAATGGTCTTTTCTCTTTCTTTAGCTGCGACAAGATCCGCAAACTGAACAAGACACGCTAGGTCACCTTCTAAACCATCTTCCACGGGAAGAAAAGTTTCCTTTTCCGATATCCAAGTTTTTCTTGTCCAGCAAGTAATCCCGCATTGAAATGCTAGTTCAGAAACTTCTTGTTGGTTCATGAATCTTTCCAAGTGCCGTCTTTAAAAATGAATCTTGTAAACAACAAGATCCCATCCGAATCGTAATGTGCTGCCATACACGGCAGATCGTTATAAGCCGGTGCTCGATACTGTAACCCCATGCCACACTCCCTCTGATGCGGGAAGTAATATAAGGTTGTCACAGCTTCCTTCGGAGTCGAGGGAGGAGTGACGAAATCATAAACTTCTCGTTTCACGTTCGTTTCTCCTTAACGTTGTATTCCTTAATATGTTTTTCGTAAAGATCTGTGAGTTCATGTATTGCGTCGTTAATTACGTCGGCCTTGAGAACCCAATCAGAATTATTAAAATCTTTGGTCATCTTAACTTTCGTTGATTCCCTATTTGCGCTCCAATATATTGTGAAACATCTCAGCATGTTTTACTCCACATCTCTATTAGGTTTCCACGAATCCAAAGAACGCATCTCAGCCTCCTCCAAAGAACGCATCTCAGCCTCCAATTCTCTTAGATCGTTAGCTGCATCAGACACCCCGTGCCAATCGTGACGGGCCATCATTACTTTCATGTATTCAATCAATATTTGTGCCTGTGCGGCAAGATCTTTATAGTCCATAAATTTCCTTATTTAACTGTGTGCCAGTTTCTGGAGTGAGCATCATTATTGATAAGCGCCTTAACCGCTTGCAATTTGTTTTGAGCGAGTAATTTATTCGACAATTCTCTTGTTTTTCTTTCTTTAATGACCTTATGTTTATCGGCAGGGGTAAGTAAGGTATTAATATTTTTTTTGTTTAACCAGTCTATGAGTTGATCTTCAGTCCATTTTGTGTCCCAAAGTTTTTCATTTAAGTCCGGAAGATACGCCGCGATAAAGCGAAGGACGTTGCAGCGTTGTTGATGCGGAAGTTTCGGGACTCTTTTGAGTATCACAAACTCGTTGTATGAAATGTTTTCCGATGATAAAAAATCATTAATACAAACATTCATATAAATGATTTTATTATTTTTAAATATTTTTATGAGATTTCTATCCCACAGCTCTTGAAGCATATCTTTGTGGGTTTCCTTCATAAGATTTAATATGTCCATTAATTTTCCTTTGTGATTCGTTTAATTTCTCGGTCGATATACCATCGAGCCTTACGCAAGTCCTCGACTTCTTTGCCCTTGAGACTTGCTCGCCAAATGTATTTCACCGCATTACCGAGACAAAAATTCATGTGCTCAGCAATCTCAATACACTCTACACCTGACGGATGCGAAGTGTAATGTCTAGGATTATTGACAGCATCACTCATCAAAGTCTCCGTTGATCGTCCTTACGTTGAGTGTAGCCATGCGCGTTTGAGCGATGGCCTCGAGCCCTTTTTCAATCGCCTCGTCGTGCTTTCGTTCTTGGCAAAGCATGTACATGTTCTTGAGTGATGTGATGGCTTGCTGGATGTGCAGGGCGTAGTCCATATGAGTCCTTATGTTAGCAGTTGACTTAAGTAAACGCAAGTGGTAGAGTTCTCACTCTATCACACTAACGGAGAAAAAAATTGGAACAAGCACGAATCCTTTTTGAGGCTATGCTTCACGCCGGGGGGCGAGAAATCCCAGACTGGGACGGCAAAAAGTATGCAACGAAAAACGTACAAACGTACTGGAGATGGTTTCTTTTGGGGTGGTCCATGAGGGGTAAGCAATGATTGAACTAGATGTCATCAACATATCTGCTGGGACGCAGTCTCGGGCAGAAATCAATGAGAGCGTCGTGGCGGAGTACGCGGAGGCGCTTGATGCTGGAAACATTTTCCCTCCGGTTAAAGTCTACCATGACGGGCTTGTCTACTATCTCGCGGACGGTTTTCACAGATACCACGCACACCGAAGGATCAAGCGTAAAAGCATCGCGGCAGAGATCATCAATGGAACGCTGCGTGATGCCATTTTGCACTCGTTGGGAGCTAATTCTAAGCACGGTTTAAGGCGGTCTAATGAAGACAAACGCAAAGCTGTCATGACCATGCTAGAGGATTCCGAGTGGCAGGAATGGTCTGACAATGAGATAGCTAAAAATTGTCACGTATCTGCGCCTCTTGTAGCGAAGCTTAGAAAAGAATCTGGCACAAGTACCGTTACAAGAAAGTTCAAACATCACAAGGGAAAAGTGTCGGACTTTGCAGTTCCGGAAGACCCTCCGGTTCTTGATGAAGCGATTGATTCTCTGATTAAGGAAAACGAAACCTTGAAGGATCAGTTAGCGGTTGCGAAGTTGGGTGACTCACCTGAGGCTTGGCTAGCGGAAGAAACGATAGAGTCTTTACGAGAGGAAATAAGAATTTTGAAGATTGAGAACGAAGCCTTGAGAGTGTCTCGGGATACGTTTCAGAACGAAAACGCGCAGCTCAAGAAACAAATTGCGATGATGAAAAAATAACCCACGCCGGGGGGTGTCCCGGCAGGAGAAGCCATGCTTAATTTAAGGAAGTATCAAGAGGAAACTCTTGAAGCATTGAGAAGGGGGTTTGCCGCGGGGAGGAGGGCTCAAATCCTCTATGCCCCCACGGGGGCTGGAAAGACGGAAATGGCTATTGCTTTGCTTGATGCCACGAAAAAAAAGGGCAACAAAGCGGCTATGGTCTTGGATCGGATCATTTTATGTGATCAGACTAGCCAAAGACTTGATCGATACAATATCGATCACGGGGTTCTTCAATCCAAACATTGGAGGTGGAGACCGTATGAGAATATTCAGGTCTGTTCTGCTCAGACTTTAGAAAAGCGGGGGTCGTTTCCCGGTTTGAATATTTTGATTGTGGACGAATGCCACACTCTCAGAAAGCAGACAATCGATTTTATCAAGAACAACCCCAGTGTAAGGGTGATTGGTCTTACGGCCACGCCTTTCACGAAAGGACTCGGACAGGTCTATGAGGGAGTTGTTAGTACGGTCACAACCAAGGAATTGGTGAACCAAGACGTTTTGGTTCCCTTAAAAGTTTTTGTGGCCAAAGAAATAGACATGACTGGGGCAAAAAAGATCGCGGGGGAGTGGTCTGCGGCGGAAGCAGAAAAGAGAGGAATGGTCATCACTGGAGATATCGTAACCGAGTGGATCAAAAAAACGCATGAGTTTTTCGGTAAGGCTGAAAAGACAATTGTGTTTTGTTCCGGGGTGGCACACGGAGCAGATCTTTCAAGAAAGTTTTCAGAACAAGGGTTTAATTTTGTTTCCGTTTCTTATCTGGATGCGGACTCGTTTAAGCAGGATGTAATTAAGGAATTCAGCAAACCTGATACGGAGATCCATGGGTTGATAGCTACGGATATCTTGACCAAAGGATTTGATGTTCCGGATGTCAAGATTGGTGTCAGTGCGAGACCGTTTTCTAAGTCGTTGTCGTCGCACATTCAACAGATGGGTCGGGTCATGAGGGGTGCTGCTGGGAAGGAATTCGCTCTTTGGTTAGATCATTCAGGAAACTATCTGAGATTTAGAGACGAGTGGGAGGATGTCTTTGAGGTTGGCGTCCATGAATTGGATGATGGGAAAGAGAAACCAAAGAAAGAACCGTCTGAGAAGGAGAAGTTAGAGGCTAAGTGTCCCAAGTGTTCTTCTCTATGGCCGAAAGCTTCTGATACCTGCCCGAATTGTGGACACGTTCGTGAGAGAAAAAGTTTGGTGTCGAGCGTCGCTGGAGAGTTGACAGAACTTGGGGCGATGAGTCGTGAAAACAAACAGGATTGGTGGTCTCAGCTCTGGCATAAAGTTGAGTTTGAGGGATGGAGGGAAGGCCGAGCGGCGCATACGTTTAGAGAGAAATTTGGTGTATGGCCTCGAGGGCTAGAGAATGTTTCCAAAACACCGACACCTGAGGTGGAAAAGTTTATTCAAAAAAGGCTTCGTCAATTTTTATATAAGCAAGGGAAGATTCGGAAATGATGGACTTTATATCTTTTTGTCGATCACACGGCATCATCATCGACCAGACCCCGCCTTTGGGACAGTGGAAACGATACCGTACGGAAGACCACCCCAACAAAAAGAACGGGGCGGTCAAGTTTATGGGGACACATGCTTTCGTTCAAAATCATGCTATTGACACTGAAGTCAACGTGTGGAGAGCTGATAATCAAAACGACCATACGTTCAAACCGTTGATTAAAGATGCATGTGAGAGAGTCGAAGAGGCGCAGAAGCAAGCCGCTAAAAAGGCCGGATGGATTTTAAATCAATGTGAATTTTTTACACATGAATATCTTTTGAGAAAAGGTTTTCCGGATGAACGCGGGAACGTGTGGTTTCGCGATAACCAGAGGATACTGGTAATACCGATGAGGATCGGAGGAAAGCTGGTCGGATGTCAGATGATTGACGATCAGGGTGAAAAGAAGTTTTTATTTGGGCAGAAAACTTCCGGGGCTGAGTTTGTGTTTAATAATCAGGGGCCACACTTTTGGTGTGAGGGCTATGCTACGGCATTGTCAATCCGGATGATTTTAAAGTCGATGAAGCGTAGGTACACGATCCACGTATGCTTTTCAGCACACAATTTAGGGAAGATGGCAAAGAGCGGGTATGTCATTGCAGACAATGACAGATCGGGAGTCGGCGAGCAGATAGCGAAGCGAACCGGTCTTTCTTATTTCATGCCACCGGATGTCGGAGATGATTTTAACGATTATCACCGGAAGGTCGGAATCCTAACGGCGGGATTGGCTTTGACCAAGTCACTGAAGCTGTGAGATAACCTCAATCCCTGACACATGCATGTGTCGCGGGTTATGCATTTCAGTTTTTTTCAATTGGATCAGGATGTTCATGCCCAATGTATAGCTCGCCTCTCCGTCACCAAATTGTTCTGATGAGACCGAAATAAACCCGTCGTCGTCCTCTGTCAGGTAGATTACAAACATGCTTTTCATTCGATCAGCATAACAGAAAACCCCCTTTCGGGGGTTTATTTGAGTTTGTTTTTGATCAGTGTAAAGGCTGAGACTATAAGAATCACTAAGTCTAGAATGAGGTTAGTAAGCGTTTTCAACCTTCGGTGACCTCGAAATGCTCGGCCACCAGATCGGGGTTGATGAGTCGATCCTGACACCATAGGAAGGCATCCTCTTTACTCAAAACTCTGATCAGTTTGCCAGCAGTTGAGCCGTTTCCAACACGCGTGCGGCAATACGTTAATGCGCCCCCGTGACAATACAGGAAATAAGTACCCTTCCTAGTTCGAAAGAGTTTCTCGAACAAATAGTTGAAATCGTTCATGTAGTATGAATTATCCCAGTCGAATAACATTTGAGCAGTGTCGGTGTTGTAAACTTTTCCGTCGATAATTTGTTTCACAGCAATATCTCCTGTGTGTAAACCCAAACCCACGCTTGAACCCATGCGCCGCCGTCCCCGACTGAAATTCTCGGGTTATTTTCAATTTGAATGTCGTCGGACTCGTACTCCTCGACGGCCATTTTGATTATTTCCTTTGCCGCGTTTACCGGCAGGTCGTCATCTGAATGCTCATAATGTTCCATTGTTTATCTCCAAGTTGGGAAGGCACTGTTGAATAAATCGTTTTGCCGAGTTTTCGGAAGCGAAGCGGCGAAGTTCGATCGTTTCGTTTGAATCTGAATCAATAAAACGCACAGTCCAAGGTCGAACATTATCGTCAAACCTATACGTTAAATGACAAGCTATATTGTCCTCTCTGTCAATAAATATATGATCGTCCATAATTTACGCTGCTTCCTTAAGGGTTTTGGTGACACGATTTATACGGTCGGCCATTTCGGGAAAAGACGACCTTAAATCGTTGATGGAATCGAGTAACGGTTTTTCATCTACCGGCAAACCTGATCGACTACATTCAATGCTGTAAACAAGATCAATTACAGCGCATTCAATACTAAACTTCTGATATGGTGTCATTTGTGATCCTTTCGTGAATTAAGAGGGGCCGAGGCCCCGTGGTGTTAAATTAGGTCTTGAAAGTTTAAATCCGCGCTAGCAGGGCTCTAGCTATTTCTCCAGATATTCGAGTGCGCGAGCGGGTAACATATCAGACCGTAGGAGACGGTCGAACAGTGCCATGCGGTCGATATCCCGCCAGTGGGAGGATCGCATAGCTCCGAGGTCGGCCTTCGATGTCTCCACGAACAGTCGGTAGGCGAGACGTTCGCGACCAAGTTGGTTGAATTGTTTGTGGGTCGGATGATGAAACCATCCGGGTTTAGCGTTGGCGATTTTCTCGCAAAGTCGAAAGGTAATCATAATTTCCTCACAAAAAGAAAAAGACGGACGCACCAAGTGCGGCCCCAAAGATGATTGCGATGATCCAGTCAGTCATTTTGTTTCCTTTCTTAAATAGTGCAGCACCCACAACAGGGTGCATCCTCACAGAGTCCGGCGCGGTTCCGATAGTAGGTGTTGCCACCTATGCGGATGGTATCGACACCGGCAAGGATCGCCTGCTTGGTGCGTGGGTTCCATAGGATGGCATCACCGGGTTTAATGGGCTGGCCACTATGGGCACAGCGTCCCGGTTTACGTGCGGTCATTGTGATCATGATTTCTCCATGAGGATTTTTTTTAAAACCGGGATTGATAACCCGGTGATTTGTGAGAGTTCCCGAAGGGTCATATTCAACTTGCGCGTGTATAGTTCGCGGATTTCGTCATGGGTCATGATTTTCCTTTCAATGCTCTATAAATGATATGGCTTTTCGTGTAGTCCAACAAAGACCGCATGTCAGGCATGATGCGGTCTTTCCCGTTTGCTCGGGGCATAAAATACCCTCTCCGCCGACATTCGCGGACATGTCACCTCCCTTGTCACTAAATCGGATCCATGCTCGGCTATTTTGCAGTTTTCGTTTTATAGCCCTACCTATGTCTCCGCGCCGATGGGTGTATCCGAAAATCCTAAGGGCCGGATAAGCGCGAAGCGCGTTAGCCCAAAAGTCCACGTAATCCACTGAAAAAAAGTCCCCCAACACATGCAATCTGACAACAAAACCGGAAGGGTGGACTTTGGACAAATGCTCGATTTCGTCATGCAAACGAAGCATAAGTAAATCTGGATCATCCGCGCCTACCCGATGGGCGAATCGCATGTTATTGCCAAAGCAATTCGCCCACTGTTGGCAGGATCGGTCACACGTTGATCGCTCCTCAAGCGTGAGCGAATACATGGGGAAATCCCGCCACCTTCCTTTCTGAATGACGTTCGAACCCTTTCCAAGCTTGTCATTCGAACTAGCGGCTTTCAGTAGGCGCGAAGCATAGCCCGTTATCGGCTTTACCATCTTAGGATGGATTGTCACGGCGCGTTCTAATGCTGAATGGTTTTCTTTCAATCTCATATCGTTCCACCTTCGAAATAGCGCTCTTGAAATTCTATGCTTGTCATGTCCCAGTCCCTATAAAATTGATAATGAAATAGTGCACCAAGACCAACTATAGCACACCCTTTCTCACCGTGTCAAATGCCACACTGCGCCAAAGGTCTTTCGTCGTTGTTTTCTTACGTTGTACCCGTTAAAATCTCAGCAAAATCAATACATTAGCGAAGCGGGAAAGTTATGAGAATCACTCGAAAAGACGCAAAACAAGCGCTTGAACAGCTCCCCACGCACGAAATACTGGGCCATGCGTCCAGGGGCCTAACCCATAAACAACGGGAATTCGCGAGACAGATAGCACTGGGCGAAACAAAGGCGAGTGCGTACCGGAAAGCTTACAAATCAAATGCCAGCGTTAGTACGCTGAATAATGAGCCCTACAGGCTAGCCTCTGACCCACGGATTAACCGTGAAATTTCGGCGTATCAGCTAGCGCTTGAGGGAGCGAAATACCGGACTCCCGTAGCCTTGAGAGAGTTGGTCATTCAATCCCTCGTCCAAGTCCTCATCGACCCAGAGTCCACACACTCGGCTCGAATCAGTGCTGCTCGCGTACTCGGTACAGTCACCGAGGTTAGCGCATTCACCGACCGCAAGGAAATCAATGTCTCGTCGTCCGAAGATGCGCGGAAAATTATCCTTGATCAACTGACGGCCATCATAAAATCTGAAGCGATCGACGTTGACCCCGCCCAACTGTTACAGGAACTGGAGCGACCCCACCCATCCCCCACCCCCCCAGACGCTGATGCGGAGTCCCGCTCGCATGTGCATACTAATCCCCTCAAATCGTCAGGCCCCGCCCCTGATGAAAATAGCTGGGATAAAAATATTGATGAATATGACGAACCCCCCGGGTCAAAAAAAGATACTATCTAATGCACATATGTATACTTTTTTCCAAAAAAATCATAGTATAAATATTTATACTATGAAAAAATCGAGAAAAAGTGTACCAAAGAAGGAATAAATAATGTCGCCAATACAGAAAGATGTTTATATTTTGATTGATGAATTTTGGAAAAAGTATCAATACAGTCCTACGTTGAGGGAGCTTGCTTTATTGAGGGGGAAGATGGGTTTGGGGAATACGAAAAGGATTGTTGATCAGTTGGTAAGGATTGGGGCTGTGAAGAAGATAAACAGAAGGGGTAGGACGATTAGACCTACGTATATTAAGTTTAGGAACTTAGAATGAATTTAGGGGATTTGATAGCGAAGCTTCCTGTGGCCGAGCAGGAAAAGCTTTTGAGTCAAGTTGTGGAGTATAGGAATGCTTTAGAGAGGGAGAAGTGTCAGAAATCTTTTATGTCTTATGTAAAGAAGATGTGGCCGGGGTTTATATTGGGGAGGCATCACGTCTTGATGGGGCAGAAGTTTGAGGAGATAGCAGAGGGGAAAGTAAAGAGATTAATTATTAACATGGCCCCTAGACATGCTATACTCACTAGTATGAAGATACCGGCTTTGAGCGGCATGAAAACGATGGCTGACCTAGAGGTTGGCGATTTTGTGTTTGGTCCTAGTGGGCAGCCGGTGCGGGTAATTGGCAAGTCAGAGGTGTTTAAAGACAGGGAGCTTTATCAGGTAACAACCGACGACGGCGCGGCCATAACTGTTGATGGCGAGCATCTTTGGACGGTGAGGTTAAACAGAAGGTGTAATGTGTACCGTGAATACACGACTGAGCAATTGTGGCGCAGGCAAAACGGTGAGGTTTTGCGGACAAAGCGTTCTGGAGAGACAGAGTTTATAAAAGGAAAGACTCAGAAAAATCCACGTCTACCCATGCTTCCGGCGGTCAGCCCTGTTGAGTACGAAGAAAAACCGCTGCTTATTGATCCTTATGTGCTTGGGGTATGGCTTGGGGACGGGTCAAAAAATTCAGGTGTTATTACATGCCATGAAAAAGATGCTGTGTTTATAAGACCTGAAATTGAGAGCAGGTATTACAAGACAACGGATCAGGCAACGAAAAATACGTTTGGCATTTTGGGTTTGCAAGCTCAATTAAAACAACTTGGTCTATATGGTAATAAAGCAATCCCGCGGGATTACTTAGAAGCCTCTCCAAAACAAAGGCGCGAGTTATTAAAAGGATTAATGGATACAGACGGCAATGTATCTAAAAAGGGCCAGTGTTTTTTTGCTCAAAGCAATAGAGCGTTTATTGAGCAAGTAGCCGAATTAATACGAAGCCTTGGTGTAAAGGCAAATATCCTTGAATCAGAAGCCAAGATTGGCAACAAAAGCTACGGCAAGTCTTGGAAGATTTCTTTTTACGCCCATGACATTTTTACTTTGCCTCGTAAAGAAGAGCGAACATTAAAAAATGAACGGACGTATGGGCGATATATATCAATCCAAAAGCTAAATACGACCGGAAATACGCAGTGTATTAAGGTAGACAGGCCAGACGGATTGTTTTTGGCTGGGGAAGGTTATATATGCACTCACAACACCAAATCTGAATTTGCTAGTTACTTATTACCTAGTTGGTACTTAGGGAAGTTTCCCAATAGGAAGGTTATCCAGACTTCTAACACGGCAGATTTAGCTGTGAACTTTGGGAGGAAGGTTAGAAACTTAGTGATGAGTGAGCAGTACAGAGAAGTATTTAACGTTTCTTTGAGGCAAGACTCTAAAGCCGCGGGTAGGTGGGCGACTAATTTTGATGGAGAGTATTTTGCTATTGGGGTCGGGGGGACTGTTACGGGTAAGGGTGCGGATCTTTTAATTATTGATGATCCTCACTCAGAACAGGAGGCCACGGGAGATCCGACTGCTTTTGACAGAGTATTTGAGTGGTATACATCAGGTCCAAGACAGCGTCTTCAACCCGGGGGTTCTATTGTTATTGTGATGACTCGATGGTCGGACAGGGACCTAACGGGAAAAATAATTAGAGAGGCCGCTAAGAGAGAAAAACAAGAAGAGTGGGAGGTTATAGAACTACCAGCCATTATGCCGAGTGGAAATCCTCTATGGCCGGAGTTTTGGTCTTTAAAGGAACTAGAAGCTTTAAGGGAGGAGTTGCCTCTTTCAAAGTGGAACGCTCAGTACCAACAGACTCCAACAGGAGAAGAAGGGGCGATAGTTAAAAGGGAGTGGTGGCAGATCTGGGAGAAAGACGATCCTCCGAAATGTGAGTTTATTATTCAGAGCTGGGATACAGCTTTTACTAAAAGTGAGAGGGCGGACTACTCGGCCTGCACGACTTGGGGTGTGTTTTATAAGGACGAAGATAAAAGAGACGCTCATATTATTTTATTAGATGCGTTCCAAAAGAGAATGGAGTTTCCTGAATTAAAGGAGAAAGCTTTAAGTCAGTATAAATATTGGGAGCCGGATGCTTGTATCATTGAGGCAAAAGCTGCTGGGGCTCCGTTGGTTTTTGAACTAAGGCAGATAGGTGTCCCTGTATCGGAGTACACTCCGGTACGAGGAAATGATAAATTCGTCCGTATTAATAGCGTTTCTGATTTATTTAGATCTGGCAAGGTATGGAGACCTGATACACGATGGGCTGATGAAGTCGTGGAACAGATGGCTGCATTTCCTAATGGGGAGCATGACGACCTATTAGACTCGGGTGTTCAAGCATTGATTAGGTTTAGACAAGGTGGATTTTTGAGATTGTCTTCTGATATGGAAGACGAGCCCGTAAACATTAGAAAGAAAATTTACTACTAAGGAAAGAAGATGTCAGAAGAAGGCATTGAAATTGAAATTGTAAATCCTGAATTCGTAAGTGTTGATGGGATAGAAATAGACCTAGAACCAGAAACGGGAGAGTTTGATTCTAATCTTGCGGAATTTATGACCGAGTCCGAACTTTCTACCTTGGCCTCAGATTTGATGGGTGAGGTTGATGCGGATATCAACTCGAGGAAAGACTGGGTTGATATGTACGTCAAGGGTTTAGAAGTATTAGGTATGAAGTATGAAGAAAGAACAGAACCATGGAATGGAGCCTGTGGTGTTTTTTCTACTCTCCTTACGGAGGCCGCGGTGAGGTTTCAATCTGAAATGATTATTGAAACTTTTCCCGCTCGAGGGCCTGTTAAAACAGAAATTATCGGACAGATAACAAAAGAAAAAGAAGACGCCGCCGAAAGAGTAAGAGAGGATATGAATTATCGTTTAACAGAAACGATACCAGAATACAGACCTGAACATGAAAGGATGTTATTTAATTTGGGTCTTAGCGGCGCGGCTTTCAAAAAGGTTTACTACGATCCTAGTCTAGGAAGAGAAACCTCAGTATTTATTCCTGCTGAAGACGTGATTATTCCTTACGGAGCCTCAGGAGCCAGAACAGCAGAGCGCGTCACACATATGATGCGTAAGACTAAAAACGATATTCATAAACTTCAAGTCAAGGGATTTTATCGGGACGTAGAACTCGGAGATCCAATTAAGGTCCATAATGATATTGAAGAAAAGAAAGCAGAAGAAACCGGGTTTTCAATTAACGACGATGATAGATATTTAATTTGTGAAATCCAAGTTGATTTGAATTTACCGGGGTTTGAAGAGGAAGACGAAGTCGCGGTTCCTTATATCGTGACAATTGATAAAGGAACCAATAAAGTTTTATCGATTTATAGAAACTACCGAGAAGGCGATTATTTATTTAGGAAACGCCAGCATTTAGTTCAATACGATTATGTTCCGGGATTTGGTGCTTATGGGTTTGGGTATATACATCTAATTGGAGGATATGCTCGAGCCGGGACAATGTTAATCAGACAGCTTATTGATGCGGGGACATTATCTAACCTACCGGGAGGATTAAAGGCTAGGGGATTAAGAGTTAAAGGAGACGACACCCCTATAGCACCGGGAGAGTTTAGAGATGTAGACATCCCTAGTGGAGCGATTAAAGATAATATTATGATGCTCCCCTATAAGGAGCCTTCACAAGTATTAGGAATCTTATTAGATAAGATTTCTGAGGAAGGAAGAAGACTAGGTTCTATTGCTGATATGAAAGTCAGTGATATGTCTTCTCAAGCGCCGGTCGGAACGACCCTAGCCCTCTTAGAAAGACAGCTTAAAACCATGAGCGCGGTTCAAGCCCGTGTCCATGCGGCCATGAAACAAGAATTTAAGCTATTAAAAGACATCATAAGGGACTACTCCCCAGAGGAATACAGCTATATCCCCGAAGGAGGGGACAGAAAAGCCAAGCAAGACGACTACGAACACGTAGAAATCATCCCTGTCAGTGATCCAAACGCCGCTACTATGGCCCAAAGGATCATGCAGTACCAAGCAGTCATTCAATTAGCGGCCCAAGCCCCCCAAATTTACGATTTACCTCAGTTACATAGGCAAATGATCGAGGTTTTAGGGGTGAAAAACGCCGATAAACTGGTTCCGTTACCCGAAGATCAGCATCCTAAAGACCCAGTTTCGGAAAATATGGCTTTTTTGAGGGCAGAACCCACAAAAGCGTTCATTTATCAAGACCACGACGCCCATATTGCGGTCCATATGACCTTCATGAAGGACCCTATGATCCAACAAATGATCGGCCAAAACCCCATGGCCCAGCAAATGGCCGCTGCGATCATGGCCCACATCTCAGAACACTTATCTTTCTTGTATAGAAAGAACATCGAACAACAAGTTGGGGTTCCTTTGCCCCCTCCGAACGAAAAACTCCCCGAAGATGTGGAAGTTGAGCTATCAAGACTAACGGCCCAAGCAGCAACACAGCTCTTACAAATGAACATGGCTCAAGCCCAACAGCAACAAGCTATGCAACAAGCCCAAGATCCACTCGTTCAAATGCAGCAAGCTGAACTTCAAATCAAAGCTGAAGAAGTCAAAAGAAAAGCCATGAAAGATCAAGCAGATATCGCCTTGGCTCAAGCTAGATTAAAGGTAGAACAGGAAAGAATAGCAATAGAATCCCAAAAGGAACAACAAAGACTGGCTGTTAAGTCAGTTGAAACTAATAAAAAACTGAAAGCCGATGTATTAACTAAACTCACAGGAAAAACTGTATGAATGAACACTTCATGAATTGGGTAGAATGGGCTGCGGAGAATGTACTTAAAAAAATTCCAAGTCCAACGATTCTTGACATCATATTAAAAAATAATTTTCCAGAACAAGAAGCTTTAGCAATTTTGCAAATGGCAAGAACGCC